GGTGCAAAAATACCATTAGCATTATTAAGGCGAAGGAACAGGGCATAATGGCAAGTAAATTTAGAAAACCTTTATCAGCAAGAGTAGTTGCAACACTAAGAGCAAAAGCAAAAAAATCTAAATTATTTAATATTACCGATTTGAAAAGGTCTTACAAAAAAGGGCAAGGTGCATTTTTATCTGCGGGTTCAAGACCTAGAATACCCATGTCAGCGTGGGCAATGGCTAGAGTGAACAAATTAATAAAATTAGGTGCAAGGGCAACATTTGACAAAGAAATAATCCGAACTGCACAAAAGAGAAACAGAAAAAAGAAATGATTATATGGACAAAGAAAAAACTAAATTTTGTATTAGGTGCAAAGTTGCACTTAAAAAAACCGAGTTAAAAGATGTTTATAAATGTATAGCTTGTGGAATGATAACAAACGAAAGATTAGACGATAGACAATCCTGGGAAAAACCTAATAAAAACAAGGACTTAGATGGCTAAATACAGAGGAAAAGAAGTAAAACTTAATAAACCTTTTAGGCTATCTACAGCAGAATCTAAAAGAAAAAAGTTTGGTGTTTACGTTAAAAACAAAGCTACAGGTAAAGTAAACAAAGTTACTTTTGGTGCTAGAGGTATGTCTATCAAGAAAAGCATACCCGCTAGACAAAGATCATTTTTAGCTAGAATGGGTGGTGTTTTAAAAGAAGTAAAAGGGCAAAAATCTTTATCACCCGCTTTCTGGTCAATAAAAGCGTGGAAAAAAGATTTTCCATTATAATGTCCAGAATTTTAGAAAAATTAGCAGATCAGCATGAAGAACGTATAATCAATGTTTTATACAAGCTAGAAGAAGATGTTGTAAAAGAAGTTACAAGAGCAACAAAAGGTCAGCTTGTATCACAAAGACTAGCAATACAATTACAGCCACAAATCAGAAAGTTAGTTGCCGATAACTACCTCAATGAAGCCGATATAATCATTAATGAGGAGTATAATAAGATAGCCAAAGAGGTATTAGACACTTTTGGCGAAATGCCTATTCCTAAGAAGTTTAAAAGCCTTACAGAAGTAGATTTGCAGACAATCAATGCTCTTAAAACACAATCGTTTAGCGGTTTTGAAGATATTGCAGAAAGATTTTCTAAAGTTATCAATGATGAAATATACCAAAGTACAATAGCGGGTAGACCATTTGAAGATATGGTAAGCAATATCAAATCTCATATAAATGGTGTTTATAAAACGTCAAATACTCGTGAGATAAATGAATTAGTTGATTTTATTAACGAGAATAAGTTTGACAGCACAAAAAAAGCACAAGTAGAAGATGCTGTAAGAAAATTACATACTCAATATGCTTCTGATAGGGCGGGAAACAACCTTAGACGTTATGCAAGTCAAATAGCACATGATTCAGTAATGCAGTTTCATGGTCAGTTTACAGTAGCGAAAGCAAAAGAAGCGGGATTAACACATTTTACATATACAGGCACATTAGTTCGAGATAGTAGACCATTTTGTCAGAATATGCTTAACAAGACACTCACAGAAGAACAAATAAGAGATATGTGGAACAATAGAGCATGGCAAGGAAAGTCTACAGGCGATCCATTTATTGTAAGGGGTGGTTATAGGTGCAGACACACTTGGATACCTACAGACCCCGCATGGGGCGAGGAAACAGTAGATGAACTGCCAACCGTAGAAGAATTACCACCACCAACACCACCAAGAGGTGTAGTATCAGATGTTTCGATAGGATTTTTATTAAATAAAGGATTAAAAACAAAACCAAGTAAAGCAAAAATTAAAGCATATGATGATGATTTTAATTCTCAACTTACAGATCAACAAAAAATAATTGTTGAAAAATTTGAAAAACCATCAACAGTAAGAAATACAGCTAGTGGATATTATGTACCAAGTACAAAACAATTAAATGCAGAACTTAATGCACAAGATGGTAGAATAAATCCAGTTAAAAGCTATGTGATTTCGCATGAGTATGGTCATCATATTGATTATGTTTCAAATATTCAAACAAAAAGGTATCCAGTAGCATGGTCTGAAAAAAATGAAGATTTTTTAAAAGCAATCAAAAAAGATAAAGAAAATTTAAAAGGTAAATTTGTAGGTAGAGAATATGAACTAGATGAATCAGAATATAAAAAAATATTCAAAAAATTGGCAACTATAGAAGAAAGACCAATATATTCATCATTTGACCCAGACAAAATAATTTCAACATCAAAGGGTACAGTTTTGAAAGGTGATGGATATGGTGAAGTAAGTGATATATTTGATGCCCTAGCAAAAGGAAAATTCAGAAGAAATTATAATATGTGGGGTCATACTGTCGGTTATTGGAGAAAACCAGATGCAGTTCCTACAGAAATATTTGCAAACTTATTTGCAATTAGACATGACAAAAAAGCATATGATATAGCTAAAAGTTTTATACCAAACACAGTTAAGGAATTTGAAAAAAGATTAGATGAACTTGAAAGACAATAGAGGTAAATATGGCATTAACAGAAAAACAAAGAAGGCAAAAACTTTTAGAAGTTAGAACAGGTCAAGAATTTCACGATTTATATGTTGAAGTTTTTGGTCAAGAATTTCCAGAAACAGTAACTAGAAATCCAAATGATGATATAGATAAAATTTCACAAGCGATTTATGACAATAAACCAGTAGAAAGAGTTATCTTGCCAAAAGGGGCAAAAATTTGATATAAGAATATTACCAATATGGAGGTTTAAATGGAAGAAAATAAAGTAGAACAAACTACTGAAACAAAAGAACAAGAAGCACCAGAGGTGCAAGAAACACCACAGGCACAAACATTTACCCAAGATGAGGTTAATAATATTGTTGAAAGACGATTAGCCAAAGAAAGGGGTTCAATGTATAAAAAACTAGGTGTAGATGACATTGACGTAGCTATCAATGCTGTAAAGACACAAAAAGAAGCAGAAGAAAAACAACGTATTCAAAAGGGCGAGTTTGAAGAAATACTTAAGACTAGAACCCAAGAACATCAAAAAGAAAAATCAGAATTAGAAAATCAATTAAAAGATATTAAAATAAATAAATCATTATTAGAGTCAGCTTCAAAACATAAAGCAATAAATGCTTCACAAGTTGTTGATCTTTTGAAAAATGATATTAAGCTAAATGAAACTGGTAATGTTGAAATTCTTGATAAGAATGGAATTGCTAGATATAATAAACAGGGGGAACTTTTGACTACAGATGAATTAGTTCAAGAGTTCTTAACACAAAACCCGCACTTTGTTTCAGCAACCCCTAGTGGTTCTGGTTCGGTGTCAAATGTGGATAGACAAGAACTCAATAAGTCTTTAAATTTGAGTGAGTTAGATTTTAATAACCCAGAAGATAGGAAAAAGTATGCTCAATACAAAAAGCAAAGAGATTCCCAACCTAGAGTTATTAATGCAAACCCATAACTTGTTTTATTTATAGGAGTAAAAAATGGCAAATGAAACAACCAGTTCTACCATTTCGGAACTCTACACCGAAATCGTAGCAGAAGCGTTATTTGTTGCTAGTGAGCAATCAATAATGAGAAACTTAGTTAGAAACTACACTATTGCGGGTGGTGGTAAATCAGTAGAAGTTCCGATTTATGCAAACGTATCAGCATCAGCAGTTAACGAAGCAACTGATTTAAGTAATACAGCAGTAAACCCAACATCTGTAACTATCACAGCATCAGAAGTTGGTATCATGACAACACTAACAGATTTAGCAAGAAACTCAGCATCAAGAAATGTTGCGGGTGATATTGGTAGGTTATTTGGTGAAGCTATTGCAAGAAAAATAGATGCAGACTTATCAGCATTATTCACAGGCTTTTCAACAGAAAGAGCGGGTGGTGCGGGTAATGAACTTACAGTTGCAGACGTTTTTGAAGCGGTTGCTGATTTAAGAACAGCAAATGCACCCGCCCCTTACTATGGGGTATTTCACCCTAAGCAAATTTTCAATGTTAAGAAGTCTTTAACAAATACATTTGTGGGTAGAGATACAGAACTTTCAAACGAAGCTATGAGAACTGGTTTTGTTGGAACAATAGCGGGGGTTCAGATTTTTGAATCTTCAAATATTTCTGTAGATGGTTCAGATGACTCTATTGGTGGTGTATTCTCACAAGATGCACTTGCTTTAGCAATGATGCAAGACCTCAAGATTGAATCACAAAGAGATGCTTCATTAAGAGCAGATGAAATCGTAGCTACAGCAGTTTATGGAGTAAGTGAAATCCATGACAGCTATGGTGTTAAGTTAACAGCAGACACATTAGCTAACTAAAACTTATGGGGTGGGAAACCACCCCTTTTTATAAGGAATAGTAATTATGGATATGGTCAAACTTGTAAAAGGCGATAGAGTTATAGAAAGACGTAAAGTTGATTATGAAAACAACATCAACATTTGGAATTTAAGAGGTTGGAAACTTGATGATGGCAAACCAAAAGCACAGCCAAAACCAACACCTAAACCAACACCCAAGCCAGAACCAAAAGCAGAAAAACCTAAAGAAGAACCCAAAAAAGATAATGAATGGGTAAAAGAAGAAGCACCTAAGAAAACAGAAACAAAAAAGGCTGAATAATGTCATCAACAGTTTTTAGTGTTCAAAATACACATTTACAAAAAATTCAACCAGATATTCTTGGTTTTGGTATTACAACTTTTGTAGATCAAATTCAATTCGCAGAAAATGACGTTCTTAGACGTATTCGTGAAGAATGGTGGGAAAGATATAGGCATCAAGTAAGATATAAGGATATTACCAAAGTAACATCTGTTGAAATGACAAATAGTAAACTTACACCCTCACAATGGGAATTATCTGTAGTTTATTTAGCATTATGGAAGTATATTTATCCACAATTAACAAAATGGCGTGACCCAGACACAGGCGAAGGCAAAGACACATTTCAAGTTCAGATAGATTTCTATAGAGAAAGATATGAAGAAGAATTTCAAGCTATTCTAAGAGATGGGGTGGAATATGACGAAGATGGTGGAGGTACGATTAGCGATTCCGAGAAAGAACCAATACATTTTCTAAGGTTAGTCAGATAATGGCAGTAGATGTCAAAGTTAACGTAAATTCTATTGAAATAACTAATTTTTTAAAAAAATTATCTATAAAACAAAAGTCAGTCATAGATAAAGGTTTAAAAAGAGTATCTAATATGGCTATTCTTATGATTACAAAGCGTACACAAGCAGGTAAACTACCAGATGGTGGTAAAATGCGAGGATATGCAAAAGGCACTATCAGAAGCCGAAAAAAGCGGGGTAGACAAACAGGTTTTGTAGACCTAACCGATACAGGTAAAATGTTTAGAAGTTTAGATTTTAGAACAGGTGGTTTAAAAAGCACTTTATTGTTTACAAATATGGAAAGAGCAAAAATTGCAAGTTATCACGATACATTAGGTGTTGGTAAAAGTAGAATTACTAGACCATTCTTTTCTATAGGCGATAAAGAAGAAGATAAATTAAAAGCAGAATTTGCAAAATTTTATTTTAAAGAAATGAGAATATGAGCAAAAGGGAAAATATAGCTAGTGATATAATTACTAAACTTGATGCTGTTACAAGTCCTATCGAGTTTAAGAAAATTACTAGAGAACCTTTTGAAGTTGAAGAATTAAGTGATGCACAGTTTCCCGCTTTATTTGTGCAATCTGGTGATGAAACAAGGGAAGTAGGAAGCATAGGCGATACAGGTGCGGGTTCTTACAGGGGTACAATAGATTTTCAGATTGTTGCTTTTGGTAAAGGCACAGACACAAATATAGATACTGTTAGAAATCAAATTATAGAAGTTGTTGAAGAAACCTTAGATAATGATATAACTAGAAATGGTAATGCAATAGATACTCAAATAGTAGAAGCATCAACAGATGAAGGAACAATTTATCCATATGGTGGTGTTAGAATAACAGCAAGAGTAATTTATGAATTTACTAGAGGGAGTGCATAATGGCTAAAAATGTTACTATGAAAAAAGGCGAAACCATTGTAAAATGTTCAGAAGATCATATAGATCATTTTGAAAAAAATGGTTTTAAAATGGTTAATGAAAAATCAGTTCCTAAAAAAACTGAAAAACCCAAAGAAGAAAAGGAGGTCTAAATGGCTACACATCATGGGAAAGAAGGTGTTGTTACTATTGGTGGTACTACACTTGGAAATGCAACAGGTTTCACAGTAGATACTACACATGACGTTGTAGAAGATACAGCGTTAGGTAGTTCAATGAAATCATTTTTAGTTGGTAGGGGTACATTTACAGCTTCTATTGACATGAATTTTGATGAAACAGATAGTGGACAAACAACTATGGTTCAAGGTGCAGAATTGACTTTTGCATTTTTACCAGAAGGCAATGAATCTGGAGATAGAAAATTTTCTGGAACTGGTATTGTTACTGGTATGTCTGTTGGTGTTCCATTAGATGGTGTTATTACTAGAACTGTTTCAATACAAGGCACAGGCGGTCTTACAATAGGCACAGTATAGTTTTATGTCAGATCAAAAAATTGATTACTTTGATGGCATCAGAGATCATTTTAGTCAGCTTGACACACAAATAATTGAAGTTCCAGAATGGGGTTTAGTAGGCGATAAAGCTATTTACACCAAACCTTTTAATATGCTTGAAAAACAAAAGATTTTCAAAGGTGCTACAAATACTGATTTGTTAGTTCTTATTGATGTCATTATTGAAAAAGCATTAACAAAAGATGGTGATAAAATGTTTAATGGCACTCATGTTCTAGCTTTCAAAACTAAAGCTGATACAAATGTAATTGCAGATGTTGCTACAAAAATTATGGGTACTGCTACTTCTGATATAGAAGATAATAAAAAAAACTAAAGAATAATGTTGAATTACATAATATATTTGGTTTAGCAGAAAAACTACATAAGTCAGTTTCCGAAATCTTGCAAATGTCTGTTGAGGAGTTTAATATGTGGTTAGCATACTTTCAAATGCAACATGAGGAAAATGAAAGACAAGCTAGGATAGCAAAGGCAAGATAGTGGCAACAAAAAATGTAAATATTGACATTGTAGCAAAAGACAAAACCCGCCAAGCTATGAGGTCTGCAACCGCAAGTGTAAATAAATTAAAAGATTCAGTTTTTAATCTTAGAAATGCTTTAGTTGGTTTAGGTGCGGGTTTAGTTGTCAAAAGTTTTATTGATACAGGTCGTGAAGTTGAAAGATTAAGGGTAAGATTTAAATTCCTTTTTGACGAAGCGGGTGAAGGTGAAAAAGCCTTTAAAGGTCTAATTAAGTTTGCAAGTCAAGTTCCATTCAGTTTAGAAGAAATACAAAGAGGTTCAGCTAATCTAGCGGTTGTGTCAAAAGATGCAGACGAACTCAATAGATTACTTAAAATTACTGGAGATATAGCAAGTGCTTCTGGTTTAGATTTTCAAACAACAGCAGAACAAATACAAAGAACATTTTCTGGTGGTATAAATTCAGCAGATTTATTTAGAGAAAGAGGAGTAAAAGCATTATTAGGATTTCAAGCGGGAGTTCAAATTAGTGCGGAAGAATCAAGAAATCACATTTTAAAAGCATTTGATGAAGGTACATTATCAGTTGTTGGTGCTAGTGAAACAATGGCAAAAACATTTGATGGTACACTTTCAATGATAGGTGATAAATTTAATTTATTTAAAATGGCGGTGATGGATTCAGCACCCTTTGATTTTCTGAAATCTGGTGCAATGCTAATAGAACAAGAACTTTCAAGAAATTTTGGTAGTATAGAAAAAGCGGGTGAAGAACTTGGAATTGCCATTGTTGACGCTATGAAAAGTGCCTTAAGGTTCGGAGCAAGAGCATTAGATTTCTTTACACCATTTTTTCAATTCATAAAAAAATCAGTAGGTAATTTAATAGAATTTGCACAAGGCATACCCGCCCCATTTGATACAATAGGTGTATTAGGTTTCTTATTGCTGGGTGCAAAAGGTAAAGGTTTAATACTAATACTTGGTGGATTTATTGATACTATTAGGCAAGGTATCGCTGAAATAATGAGTGGCATTGTCAAATTACAAGAATTTACAAACAAATTTAAAATTACATCTTTCCTACAATCCGAAGAAGATATTAAAAAAGAAAAACAATCAATAGAGGATATGAAACAAACTATTGAAAAACTAAGAACACCATTATCCGAAGTTGATGAAAAATTTGGTGATATTGTTGATAAAAAACCATTTAAAGTACTTAGTGAAGATTCAAGTATATTTTTTGAAAAAACTACTAAAAATGCAGATGCTTTAGAAGAAGTATTTAAAAAAATGGAAAAAATTACCAAAAAAAATAAAGAAATAGTACAATCTGGCAAAAATGGTATGTCTGGTCTAACAGGCTCGGAAATGGGAATAAAAGGGCAAGATATTTTAGGCACAGGTATGACAGGTTCTGAACTATTAGGCGGTGCAAGTCCTCAAATAGTAGCCTTACAAGATATGGCTGATATAGAAGTAGCTATTGCAAAACAAACAGCAGATAAAAAATTAGGTATTTTACAAAGTTTTAATAAAGGTTTTATGGAATCATTAAATAGTCAAAAAAATGCTTTTACACAAATAGAAGATATTGGAAGGCAAAGCTTTGGAAAATTAAAAACAACATTAACTGATTTTGTAATGACAGGTAAATTAAATATAGGAGATTTAGGAAAGTTTGTTATTAAAAGTTTTGTTGAAATGTTAGTTGGCGAAGCGGTGCAAATGGCTTTTGCTCAATCTACAGCTTTATTTAAAGCAAAAGCTATTAAAGAAGGTATGATTAGTGTTTTCGGAGGTGCATTAAAAACATTTCAAGCCATTCCATTTCCTTTCAATATATTAGCTGTTGCGGGTGCTATTTCTTTTGGAATGTCGCTAATAAATAAAATTAAAGGTTTTGAAAAAGGTGGTAGACCGCCAGTAGGACAACCAAGTATTGTTGGTGAAAAAGGTGCAGAATTATTTGTACCAGATCAAGCGGGTACAATAGTTCCAAATGATAAACTTGGTATGAGTAAAAACGTAACTGTAAACTTTAATATCAATACTGTTGATGCTAGAGGTTTTAATGAATTACTTGTAAATAGTCGTGGAACGATTGTAAACTTAATCAATAGTGCAATGAATGAAAAGGGTAAAATGGCAATAGTATGAGTGGAGCATTACCAAAAACTAATTTTACAGCTATTAATCTTAGAAACAATCAAAAGACTTTGCTTAGTGAAACAGATAGCGGTAAGACTTTTAGAAGGCAAGTTCAAGGGCAAAGATTTAGTTTTACTGTATCTTATCCACCCATGACTAGATCAGATTTTGCACCAGTAATGGCATTCATTATGAAACAAAGAAATAGAAAAGAAAATTTTACTGTTACATTCCCAAGCTATTTAGATGCACAGGGCAACGAAACTGGAACATTGCTAGTAAATGGTTCACATACTGCAACAGACACTACAATAGCTATAGATGGATTTGCTGGTGATGGTGCTGGTAGGCTTAAAGCTGGTGATTTTATCAAGTTTGCACATGATAAAGTTTATATGGTGGTAGAAGATGCAACTTCATCTAGTAATGCTTCTACAGTTACTATAGAGCCACCATTAAGGGAAGCATTAACAGATAATAGTTCTGTAACATATGATTCAGTGCCTTTTAATGTTCACCTAACAAGTGATGTTCAAGAATTTGCTACAGGACAGAATGATAAAAATGGAAATCTACTTTTTACTTATGAGTTTGATGTAATAGAGAGTTTGTAAATGGCTAGGGGTTTATCAAGTGCAGTAAAAACAGAACTAGCTACTGGAAATATAGACCCAGTTCTATTAATTGATTTGGGTTTTGCAACAAGGGTTTATCTTACAAATGCAAGTTTTGATATAACATCAAGTGTTTCTGGAACATCAAGAACATATCTATCAAATGGACATTTAAAAGGTATTACTGGGGTAAATGAAACCAATCAACCTTCAAAAAATACCCTAGTTGTAAGTTTATCTGGTGTAGATCAAACATATATTTCTATCGTGCTTAATGAGAATATTATAAATTCTGATGTATTTATCTATAGAGGATATTTAGATGCAAATCTTTCATTAATATCAGACCCATTTTTGTTGTTTTATGGAACTATAGATGAATATAAAATTACTGATGATACAAACACAGCAAGATTAAATCTTACAGTAACTTCACATTGGGGAAACTTTAGTAAGACAAGCGGAAGAACAACTACAGATAATTCACAAAAAAGATTTTTCCCAGATGATCTAGGTATGCGATTTTCTGCATTAACTGTTAGAGATATAAAATGGGGTAGAGAATGACCAGTATACATTTATTTCAAGCAGAAAAAAAAGATTTTGAAGATGTTTATAATTTATTGATTGAGTTCAAACATGATGAATTAGAGCATTTAGATTTACCAAAAGTTGATAAACAAAAATTAACAACATTTATAAATACAATCTTACAAAAGGGTAAAATTATTATTTTAAAAGACTTAGATAAAAATATATTTATTGGTTGTTGTATATTTCACAAAGCAGAATATTGGTTTAGCAAAGAAATGTTTATGAATATTCAAGTGATTTACATCAAAAAGAATTTTAGAAATTTTAAGTTAGTTAAAACAATAATTGATAGTGTAAAAAAAATAGCAAATGGTTTACCAATAGTTCTTAGTATTACAACTGGTTTAAAAATAGACCCAGTTTTTGAAAAATTAGGATTTGAAGATATGGGTAGTAACTGGAGATTAAAATAAATGTGTGGGTTTATTGGCGATATTATTGATAGCATTGTCGATATTGTTGAAGATGTCGTTGATATAGTCGTTGATATTGTTGAAGATGTTATAGGCTGGTTAATACCACAACCAGATATTCCAGATTTCGGTGAACTTTATGCAGAACAACAAGCAAAAGGTATCCTGGTAAATAAATTTACAGCAAATGCACATATACCAATAATTTATGGAACAAGAAAAGTTGGTGGTAATGTTGTTTTTTTAGAAACATCTGGAACA